ACGGGCACGCGGCGGGCCAAATCGGCGCGTGCGGGAGTATTGCAACAAGGATGAGAAGCGTGGAGGATGGTGGAGGATGGTGGAAATCAGGGGTTTAGGAAGGATGAGGCGGGATTGTTAAAGATGAGGCACTTGCGACCGATTCACATAATGATGATACAGCCCGGACATGGGGATGAGGGCGGGTTGCAAGGGTGGTGCGGGAGTTATGCAAGGGCTATTCACAGCGAGGCGGCCGGGCGGGGTTGGTGAATAGCGGGAAGGAAACCAACAAGTTATTCACTACTCGCAGCGCGAGCGGTGCCACCGATGTCAGTTACTGGCCGCAGCCGGGGCAGCGGGGCTGGGTGAAGTCGGTGGTGGCCAGGAGGCGGGGGAGGAGATCGGGGTCGAGGAGGGCGAAGGTGGCGGCGTCGCGGTCGCAGAGGGTGACGGATGGCACGGCTTGAGCGGCGGCCAGGCGGAGGGTGCGCTGGACCTGGATGGGGAGGGTAGCCAGGTTGATGGCGATTTTCATGGGTGACTCGCGCCAAGGCGCCAAGGCGTCAAGTGTGCAGGATGGATGCGGATTGCCATGCTAAAGGGTGGGGGGGATGGGAGAGTAGGTGACGCGGTAGTAGCCGGGGTCGGGGAGGATGAGCTGTGCGGCCCAGCCGGCGGGGATGACGATGGTGTCGGCGTAGGTGCCGGGGCGGGTGGGGAAGGCGTCGGCGCCGTTCATGTTGAGGTAATCGGAGTCGAGGGCGTTTTCCGGGACGGTGAAGCGGTGGGCATAGGCGAAGGGCAAGGTGGAGTCGTTGGTGCGGTGGTAGACGACGGCGTCGCAGCGGACGATTTCACGGGTGACGGAGGGTTGACCGTAGAGGCCGCTGTGGTCCGTGGCCCAGGCGCGCGCGGGGGCGGGGCAACGGAAGAGCCAGGCCGGGGTGCCATACGCTGGTTTGCGTCGGTAAGCCTGGTTGGAGCCGGTCCAAAGGGCGGGCTGTTGCCAGAAGACGGTGGCGGCCTGGTTGGTGGAGGGTTCGGGTGGATAGCGGTCGAACCAGTTGGCGAAGTAGGAGTGGTCGATTTCGGTGCCGGGAGCGGGCGAGGCGCCAGGTCTGGACTTGATGAAGGTGCCCCAGATGGCTTTGGCGTCGGCCACGGCTGCGAGGTTGAAGCCGTCCATGATGACCTGGGCGTCGGCGTTGTGGAGGCCGTCGGTGTAGGGGGTGTCAAGGTTGGACTGGACCAGGATGGGTTCGCCGGTAATGGGGTGGTTGGCGGAGAGGGAGTAGGCGGTTTCCGAGGCGTTGCAGGTGGGCGGGATCGGTGTGCCGCGGATGGGCGCGCGGTTGACGCCGGTGGGGTTGTAGGGGCTGGGGTTGAGGCCGTATGGGATGTGGCCGGTTTGGAAGAGGGTGGATAGGCGCTGGTCAATGGACCAGGTGACATCAAGGAGGACTTCGCCGGTCTGGCCGGAGGTCCAAAGGGTGTGTTCGCGGGTGAATGGGCTGGGGAGGTCTTCTTCGGGGTGGGTGTAATTGGACCAGCCGAGCTTGGGCAGGATCAGGGAGCGGCAGGTGGCGTAGGGGCGGTCAAATGGCCAGTTGGGGACAGGCGGTAGGAGCGGGCCTTCGGGGATTCCGGTAGCGCAGGGCGGGCAGGTGTTGCAGGTGCGTTGCAGGCGGATTTCCACAAGAAAGGATGAAGTGCGAAGGATGAAGGATGAATGCGGTCAGACGGGTTCGGTGCCGAGGACGAGCATGGTTTTCTGGACCCAGTTTGGGGGCTGGCCGGTTTCGGCGATGTTGACGCAGACGGTGATGGTGCGCCAGGTGGCGAGGGAGCCGGCGGGGAGGGAGGTGATGGAGGCGTCGAGGCGGAGGGCGTTATTGGCTTTGATCTGGAGGGCGCCGGCCTGGGTGAGCTGGGCGCCGGTCTGGTCGTTGCCGATGGTGAGCTGGGAGTAGCTGGGGGTGGCGACGGTGGCGTTGCGGTTGGGGGTGGCGGAGGGGTGGGCAATGGTGGCGCTGGAGCCGGAGAGTCCGGCGGTGCGGGCGGTTTTGTTGGTGATGACGCGTCGGACGCGGTTGACGCGGAGGAGGGAGATGATGTCGGTGATGGCGAGGTGGCGGGCGGGGCCGAATTTGACCTGGGTGGCGCCGGAGGCGAGGTCGAGGGTGACGGATTGGACGGGGGCGCGCATGGTGGTCCAGTCGGGCTGTCCGCCGGTGAGGTTGATAGCGCGGCCCATGAATGGGCGGGGGTCGAGTTCCGAGGCGGTGAAGGCGAACTGGCCGTCGTAGCCGCCGGAGGCTTCGTAAAGGTATTGGGCGAGGCCGGTGGGGACGGATTCGGCGTCCACCTGGGTAACGCCGGTGTAGTCGCCGGTGGGGGCGTCGGTGGCAGTGACCTGGGCGGAGAGGACCTGGGTGTAGGTGTGGAGGAGGCGGGTGTGGCCGGTGTCGGCGTAGACGTTGATGGTGGCGTTGATGGTGATGGTGTCGGGGGCTTGCACGAAGTCGATCCAGTCGGAGATGGAGCCGGCGGTGAGCTCGTAGGGGAGGTCGGTTTCGCGTTCCAGGGTGGCGGGGTCGAGGGTGACGGTGACGAGGTTGGAGAGGTTGGGGTCGAGGAGGCCGCGCGCGGTCCACCAGTCTGGGTCGGTGGGTTCAATGGCCACCGAGGTGACCGGGCAGCGTTCGGTGGTGCGCTGGAGGCCGGCGATGGGGACAGTGGCGGGGAAGACGCCGAGGTCGGTGGAGAGGGAGCCGGCGGGGTAGGCGTCGAAGACGGATTGGAGGTAGGTGTTGCCGTCGATGGTGTTTTCGATTTCGTAGCGGATCACCACGGCGTTGAGCTCCAGGTCATCGCGCTTGGCGACGCCGAGGGTGTCGAGCTCGGTGGTGTCGAGGGTGACCTGGGCGAGCTCGGTGTCGCGCTGGATGTGGAGGGTGGGCGGTGAGGTGGTGTAGTCGAAGTGGACGATGGCGTCGGGGCAGAGGCGGAGGGTGCGGCGGATGGCTTCGGCGCAGGTGATGTCGGTGGCTTCGTCAAGGGGCAGGTAGACGGAGGGGGAAATGGTGCCGACCTGGATGGGGGCGGAGCGTGGGGCGGCGGCGGCGTAGTTGATGATTTCAGTGAGCTGGGTGTTGGTGGGGATGTATTCGCCGGCGGGGCTGGAGATGTTGAGGATGAGGTGTGGATTATAGGTGTCGGCGAGGGCGGAGCCGTCCCAGGCTTGCCAGACCTGGTGGAAGACGAGCTGCTCCAGCCACCACCATGGGCCGGCGAAGGTGTAGGTGCGGTCGTCGGTGGAGCCGGAGAGGGTGTGCTGGGCGGCGACGCGGATGCCGTAGAAGAGGCGGCGGGTGGTGGAGCCGACGACGTGGTCGAGGGTGACGATGGTGCCGTAGGGGATGGGATCGGCGGCGGCGGCGCGGGCGGCGGGGAGGTGGAGGGTCAGGGTGTCAGGGGCCTGGTTTTGGAGGGTGATGGTGCCGAGCTCGAATCCCCAGGCGGCGAGGGATTGGGAGGTGGAGCCGGCGGTTAAAAGATACATGGGGAAAGGATGAAGGATGAAGGATGAATTATGAAGGAGCCAAGCGCGCGGTCGGTGGGTGGGTTTATTGGCCGATGGAGCCTTGGGGGCCGATCAGGCCGCGGAGGCGTTCGAGTTCGGCCTGGTTGGCGGCCATGCGGGTGTTGAGGTCGAGGATTTCGGCGACGACCTGGTCGACGGTTTTGGTGATGCCGGCGGTGGAGTTGCGCATGGCGCCGGTGACGCGGTTTTGCAGTTCGGAGGTGAGTTGATCGAGGGAGCGTTGTTCGCCTTCGAGGGTGGATTGCAGGCGGCCGGCCTGGGCGGATCGGGCGGACTGGACACCAAATTGGTCCACCTGGTCGGTGAAGCCCATGATGTCGCCGGCGATAGGGCGGCGGATGGTTTCGTTGAGGGCGGTGGTGTTGGCGGCGTCAAACAGGCTGCTCGCAGCGCGAGCAGCACCACCTGATTTGGCGGCGGCGGATTGGAACTGGGAGTAGAGGGCGTCGTAGCGGGACTGGGCGCCCACGCGCCCGCGGGAGGCAAAGTCGTAAGTATCAAGCTCCTCTTGAATGGTCCTTTCGTTCCCCTCCAAGTAAACTCTGGCCATAGTTGGATCGAGGAGACCGTATTTTGCCATCAACTTGGCATTGCGGGCTATCTTTGCAGGGTCAAGCCCGGTCCCGCCTTTGTCGGTGATGTAGCCACCAAGGTCGATGTTTTCCTGTTTGAGCGAGGCGTCCACCGCTTCAAACTGTTTCTTGGCCTTGGCTTCAAACTCAAGGGCTGCGTCGAGGTCGGCCTTGGCCTTGCCGAGTTGCGGGGCGAGGTCTTTGGTTTGGCCGGCGAAGGCGGCGGCGTCGCGCTGGGCCTGGCGGCCGCCGAAGAATTGTGACCAGTTGAGGCGGGCGGCTTCGTCGCGCTGGAGCTCCTCGCGGTCGGAGCGGAACTGGCCGCGGGCGGCGGCTTTGGCCTGGGCTTTTTGTTCGGGGGAGAGGTTGGGGTTGGCTTCGATGGCGGCTTCCTCGGCGGCGAGGCGGGCGGAGAGGCGCTCGGTTTCGAGGTGGGAGGTGAGCTGCAGGGCGGCTGCAAAGTCTTTTTGGGCGTCGGCGGCGGACTGGGTGGAGGTGGCGATGCGGTCGTTGGCGCGGGCGAGTTTCTCGGCTTCGGCGGCGGCTTCGGCGGTGGCGATCTTGGTGGCAGTGACGGCGCGGGCGAGGTCGCCGAAGGATTGGGCGGTGGCGGCGGCGGCGTTGGCTTCGTCGATGTAGTCGCGGAGGCGCTGGACCATGAAGGCGACGGCGGCCGCGGCCAGGGAGAAGGCAGTGCCGAGCTTGATGGTGGACTGGGCCTGGGACTGGGTGGCGCGGTCGGCTTCCTTGGCGCGGTCGGTGAAATTCTTGGCCTCGCGCCCGGTCATTTCCAAAGCCTTGAGGTCGGCCTCGGAGGAGATGATGATTTTTACGTCTTCGGGCATAGGCTCATCTCCCCTGTATCCTCCCTACTCTAAGTATTCCGACGCTCATGCGAGTAATGCCTGGCACAGACCACGCCAGCGCACCTTCCCAACTGCTCTCGTCGAAAAGCTCCGTGTCACCATAAGCCGAGACGTAAAAAGTGTAAGCTGTCCCTGCCACAAGGTTGCTCACGGAATACGCGAGATTCGTTCCGGCGTCGTAGGTGTTGGTTGCGCTCGCCGTGGTGACGTGGGCGTTGTAGCCAAGCACATTCGTTGCATCAAGGGATGGTGTCCATGTCAGGTCGTAAGCCCGGCCACCGTGAGCGAGCTGAGCACAGAGAAGCATGAGGCACGCGGCAACGGCAGCAAGCTTGCGACCATACCAACGGCGTGTCCGATGACACATGACACACTCTCCATCATGGCCTGGACTTTTGGGCTTTCCACACGTTGGACATTTCGACCTACGTTTGGAGCGTTCTCTCAACTTGAACACCTGCCTCGCATGACTGAGAGCCTTTGCGGCTTCGTCGTCTCCATTCCGCCGCGCTTCCACCATGCGCTCCTTCCACGCCTGATGCGCGAGATCAAACTCTGCCGCACAGTCCGGCTTGAAATCGGCTGGCAGCGTGCAGAGAATGTTGGCTTCGCGGAGGGTCACGGCGTATTCGTGGCAACGACGATATTGCCAGCCGGGGTGATGCCGACTTTCCACGAGCCTACGCCGTCCGTGCAGCCCAAAATAAAGTTCGTGGCCAACATCGTCACAACTCCTGTGTTGGTTTGAAGGCCGCCCACCTTGAGCCAGCCATCCACAATCGCGCTGCCTCCGTTGCCTACGTGGAGTTGTGAGGCGGGCGTGTTGGTGCCGATGCCAAGCTCGCCATCGGTTGATAACCACATCCTGTTTGCGCTTTCCGTGCGCCAGACAAAACCGCCGGATGGCTCAGACCCTGAGTAGGGATTCTCGAAGGTAAAATCCCACGATGATCCTAGGTAGATTTTTCCCCAGGTGAACCAGCCGTCTAAAGTCATTTCAATCGCAGGGTCAATCGTAGCTCCTGCGTCCTCCTGGTTGATCCACAGCCTGGCTGCCTTGGGAACATTCGTGTTGATTGCGATATGTCCGTTCGTGATGAACACCTTATTTCCAAAAGTTGCACCAGCATCCACCGCCATACTGCCACCATCGCCGACGTGAAACGCTGCTGCCGGGGCTGACGTGTTGATGCCAGTCCATCCGTTGGACTTGATCGTGAATTTGTAAGCGTATGCGGTGTCTAACCCGCGAAAAATATCTCCAGTCCCCCCCGCCCTTGCGCTGATGGCCGGGCCGGTCGAACTGTGATTCACCTTCAGCCCTTCACCGACACCCGTGGCCGATATTACCAGAGATGGCGTGTTGTAGCCGTTGGCAGAGAACGTGAACGGCTTGGTGTTGGTATAGGAAACGAACCATAACGCCTCATTTAGCACTCCAAGCGTGGCCTCGCTTCCACCGCCGCCAACCGCAGTATAGCCTCCAAACTCAAGGAAAGGCGAGGTTCCCCAGCCACCTGGCGCAAATGAGTTGTTAGTAGCGTTCTTCAGCTTGATCATGCTTTGGTTCGCTACTGAGTCAATTTGCAGCCCTATTCCATTCGACGAGTAGTTGTGAATCACCATCGCCGAACGAGCTGATGCGTGATTGTATAGATTGATGCCATAACTCTCGGGGTCTCCATGTCCGGTGTGGGTGATGTAGAGAAGCGATGCGCTGTTGTTCGTGGCGGCGTCCGCGAGCCGGATTGATTGTGAATTGAGGTTTGAGGCAATGATTGACGTTCCCGGATTGGTTGCGGTGATGCCTCCAGAAGCAACCACATTACTCGCCGTGACCGTGCCAGACGCTGTGAGGTTCGTAGCGTCAATGCGGTTGACGTTGGTGATGTTGTCCACAGCCAGGATAGCGGCTGATATTATGGGAAACTCGGTGTTGGTAATGACCTGGCTGACGGTGTTGGAGGTCTGGGTAAGGGTGGCCAGGGCTTTCGGGCCACTAGCTTCGTTGGTGACGGTGGGGGCGGTGGCCATGATGGGCGCGCCGAGGAAGGTAATAGTGTCGCCGGTGGTGGCGCCGAGGGTGAGGTTGCCGTCCTGGGCGGCGATGAGCGGGGCCCAGAGGGTGCCGGTGTTGGTGCCCGGGCCGTCGTTGTAGAGCCAGTTTGTTGAGAAGATTGACTTTGTTTCGATGGGGCCAGGGAAGGAGATGGGAAGGTCGAGTGTCTGGGAGATGCGCCTGGCGTAGCCTTCGCCGAAGTTGAGGCCGGCGGTGGTTTCGAGTTCAACGGTGCCGCGGAGGGTGAGGTTGGTGGCGAGGCCGTTGCTGTTGGCGACCTTGGTGGTGCCATCCGCTGCGCCGGCAATGGTGAATGATACCGTTACGCCAGTGGAGTTTGAGATGGCGTTGACGGTGGCCGTTGGGGAGTTGGAGAAGTTGAGGACGGCAGAAAGCAAGGATGAAGGGTGAAGGATGAAGGATGAAAGGAAGAGCAGCCCAAAGGCCGTTCGCTGCACCAGGATGGTTGAAAGGTAGCGGTTCATAAATTGGTGGTGAGGGTGAGGATGACGGGGCCGCGGAAGCGTCCGGTCCAAGCGGTGACGCCGTTGGTGCGGATCAGGAGGGTGGATGGGGAGGTGGCGGTGTAGACGAGGTCTGCGGCGTTCAGTGTGGACGAGGTGGTCGGGACAATAATGCGCGGGTTGAGGCTTCCGGGTAGGCCAAGGGTATAGGTGCCGGCGATGACGTTGGAGAAGGTGGTCTGGCCAGCGGCGTCGGTGGTGCGGACTTTCTTGGCCAGGGCCAGGAGGCTGGGCGAGGAGATGGTTGGGATATCCACCGGGGTGAGGTAGATGACCTGGTTGGAGAGGGGGGTGATGGAGAAGTCAGCCAGGCTGACAGTTATATTTGCGTTGGCCGCTCGCAGCGCGAGCGGCACCACCATGGTGAGAAGCAAGGCCGCTCGCAGCGCGAGCGGCACCACCGATGTCAGGTTCACCGCTCGCAGCGCGAGCGGTGCTACCGATGTCAGAGTTTTCATGAGAAGCGGAGGTATTGGCCAAGGGTGGCTTTGACCTGTGGGATGAAGTCGAAGTTGTTAATGCGGTCTTCGATGCCGGCCTGCTGGGCAATGGAGGAGCCCTGCTTGTCAATGGAGGCCCAGATGGCCCGGCATTGGTTGAGCCAGGCCCACTTGAGGTCGGCGGGGAGGGCGGTGGAGTCGGAGGGCTGGGCTTCGGGGTCGTCGTTGGGTTCGGCGGTGGTCCACCAGTAGCCGCCGGTGTAGGTGAAGCGGAGGACGGCGCCGGTGAGCCCGGGCTGGGCGACCAGGTGGACGAGGCCGGTGTCGGCTTCCCAGTTCTGGACGAGGTCGGCGAGGGTTTCGGTGGTGAAGCCGCCGGTGAGGTCGTCTTCGAGTTCGACGGAGGTGAGGGTTTCGACGGGGTAACGGGGGAGGACCAGGACGGTGCGGTCGGCGTTGGTGGTGTGGGTGGCGCCGGCGAGGCGGGCGAATTGGCGGTTGCAATGGCGGTCAAAGGCGGCTGCAACGCCTTTGCCGAGGTCGAGGATGGGGTCGTCCCAGGTGGACTGGGCCTGGAGGTTGGGCGGTAGGAGGTGAGCCTTGAGGGTGGCGAGGGATGATAAGCCGGCGTTCATGAGTGGGTGAGATTCTGCCGCCTAAAGGCGGCGTTCCAATGGGAGGTCATGATTCGGGGGTGAATGGGGAAAGGATGAAGGATGAAGTATGAGGGATGAAAAGCGGAGGTCTCATGATTCGGGGGTGAATTGGGAGCCGGTCACCTGGTAGGCGAGGGTGAGGGAGACGCCGGTGTTTTGGACGATGTCAATGGCGTCCACCTGGGCGTAGGGGAGGAGGAGCGGTGGCGAGGTGGTGTCGTCGGTGACGACCAGGGTGCCGTCATCAGGGCATTCGGCGTAGTGGTCACGTATCCAGGCATGGCAGGCGGTGATGGTGGCAAAGGTGCGGGTGACGGCAAATGCTACGGTAGTGAGGCGGTTGCCGCGGTTGAATGGGGTGGAGCTGGTGGCGCCGATGGGACGGCGGATTTGGGTGAGTTTACGGCGGGAAACGCGGTAGTTGGCGATGGGGGCGAGCTTGTCGGCGTCGTCGCCCAGGGTGGTGTAGGCGGCGGGGTCACCGGAGAGAAGCTCGATTTTCATGGGTTAAAGAGGCTCGCGCAAAGGCGCCAAGGCGCAAAGGTGGGTGATTTACGATTGTGAATCGAGGTGGTGCTGGAGGTTGTCGGCGGCGAGTTTAAGGGCGGAGTGGGCGGACCCTAGAAAGGCGGTCTGGGGCTGGGCGGCGAGGAGATCTGCGGCGATGGAGGCGAGGGTGGTTAAATGGGCTGAAAGGCTGGGAGCTGGGAGCTTGGAGCTGGGAGCTGGGAGAGGGTTATTGGAGGGATTGGACGACGGCGTTGGAGAGAGCTTGCTCATATTGTGGGACTCTTTCTTCGATGGTGGATTGGATGTAACGGCGGGCGGGATAGGTGGCGCCGGGGTGGCGGACGGATTTGCGGATGATCTTTTTACCGCGGATGGTGAAGGCGAGGGCTTTGGCGGTTTTGGGTCGGATGGTGTGGGGCGGCACGGTGCCGCCGAACTCATGGATTCCGGCGTATTCGACGTTGGTGCCGATGGAGGAGACGATGCCGCCGGTGGCGACCACGGGGTAGGTGGAGCGGATGGAGCGGCGGAGGCGTCCAGTGCGGACGCGGAGGCCGTTGGGGACGGAGGGGCCTTTCTTGGGGAAGGAGAGCTTGTCGCGGGTGATGGCCGCGACGGTGAGCATATTCTCGTCGTGCATGGCGCGTGCCATGGCGTCGAGGGCCTGGCGGGTGAGGCCCTGGCGGTCGTCAATGAGGCGTCTGCCGCGTTCGGAGAGTTGGATGCGGATGGAAAGCAAAGGATGAAGGATGAAGGATGAATTATGAAAAGGTGTTAGCTGGTGGCGACAGAGGCGCGGGCGGCGGCTTCGCCGGCGGTGAAGCCTACGGTGGTTTCCCAGGTGCATGGACCGTTGCGGAGCTGGGTGGCGTCCCAAACGTAGCCGTGTTCGACCAGGCCGGCGTTCTTGAGGGTGATGACCGCGCCGGAGCCGGTAATGACAAGGTCGGCAGCGCCGCCGCCGGTGGCGGATAGAAGGGAACCCAGGACGGAGCCTGCGCCGGTTCCATGGGAGAAGGCGGCGGCGGAAATGTTGGCCATGGTGGGTTCGATGGGGATGCAGGTGGCGCGGCCGGAGAAGTCCGTGACCACCATGTCATAGGTGCCGACGTTGGCGGAGTATTGGGGGGCGAGGCCAAGGCTCCATTCAATGTTCCAGCCTTTCTCGGCGGTGAATGCGGAGAATCCGGTTTTGGCGCCCCAGGCAGCGGCGTAGCGTTGCTGCTTGAAGTTGGTCTTGGCGAAGGTGGTGTCGGCGTAGGCGGCGGTGTCTTCGACGTAGTAGGCGCCGGCGTCTTCGGGGTTGGTGGCGTTTTTGATGAGGCAGGTGAACTCGACGTCGGCGGCGAAGATGGGGTTGTCCACGCCGAGGTAGAGGTTGGCGAGCTTGGTGAGCTGGGCGTTGGGATAGGTGATGCGGTCCTGGTTGATGCCGTGAATCACCAGGGGGAGGTCGGTGGTGCCAAAGAGGCGCTGGCCGATGGTGGGGGTGAGGACGGCGGCGGGGAATAGGGTGGTGACGTTTTCATAGGCGCCCCAGAGCCGGATAGGGATGGTGATGACGAGGTCGGTGACGACCTTGTCCACTACGCCGTGAACGGAGGTTTCCACGTTGGCCCAGCTTGGCTGGTGGCGGGCGATGATTGGCCCGGAGCTGAACATCGTAATGGAATTCCAGGTGACTTTGGCGGGGCCGGATTTGACGTTGGCGCGGGTGATACTCATGGGGTGTGTTGGTTAAAAGGGAGGCAGGCCGCTCGCAGCGCGAGCGGCACCACCGATGTGAGTTAGTCAGTATAGGGGTTTGAGGAGCCGAGGCGCATGCGAGGGACGTGGACGTCCCAGGCGTCGAGGATGACGCGCATGGTGGAGGGGTAGATGTTGGATGGGGAAAGGCCGCGCCAGAGGCGGAAGCGGAGGACGCCGGAAAGGTTGGAGACGGCGGCGTTATTGGTGATGTAGCCGAGGCCGAGCAGGGTGTGGGTGGTGGCGGCGCTGATGCCGATGGTGTTGGAGAGGGTGCCGGAGACGGCGGTGAAATCGCCGCCGATGCTGGCCCATTGGTAGTCGAGGTGGAAGGTGACATTGGTAGCGCCGGCGCTTGGGGCGTTGGATAAGGAGATGTGGACGTGGGGCTGGACGTAGAAGTCGGGGAAGGTGGAGTTGGTCCATGCCTGGCCGTGGGGGAGCTGGATGGAGCCGTAGAGGACGCGATTGGTGAGGAAGCCGAGGGCGCGGATGGTGGAGGTGCCATCGACGTCCACCATGTCGGGCAAATAAGCGTTGGTGCGGCCGGAGGTCCATGTCTGGACGGCGAGGTCATCCCACTGGGGGGCGAGCCAGTGGAGGTTGGATACGGATAGGAGAGAGACTGCGGCTGGCTGGTTGACGAAGGCGGCGCGCCAGCGGGAGACGCCGGCGTCGTAGAAGAGCTGGAAGCATTCTCCGGCGCCGACGACCAGGTCCTGGCCTGAGCCGGTGAGGATGCGGTCGCCGGCGGTGGCGCAGAGGCCGGATTCGTTGGCGAGGGTGAGGGTGTAGGCGGTGGCGTTGCGGAGGAGGTGGGTGCGGCCGGACCAGCCGTGCTGGAGGCCGACGATGGAGAACTCGGCGGCGGGTCCTGAGAGGTAGAGGAGGACGTTGGTGTAGGGGTTGAGGATGTTGGCTCCGGCGGTGAGGGATGAGATGGAGGCCGGGGTGAAGGTGAGGTTGCCGTTGACGCCGTTGGAGCCGACCAGGGAGGCGTTGGTCAACGCTGCCTCAAAGCTGACAAAAAGCCGTTGCACTCTGTTTGTGCCAATGTTGATTGTGTCGCTATCGAAGATGGGCGTTGCTTGGAAGGTGACCGTGCCGCCTGGGGAGCCGAGGCTCAAGTTGCCGTCCTGGGCGTCAATGACAGGCGCCCAGATGGTGCCGATGTTGGTGAATGCGCCTTCATTATAGAGCCAGTTTGTGGAGCGGAGCTCACCGGCGGCCAGGGTGTCTGGGACCTGAATCTCGTTGCCGAGGGCTTCGGAGATGCGGGTGACTTCGTTTTCGTTGAACTCGATGCCGCCGGAGGTTTCCAGGGTGAGGGCGCCGCGGAGGGTTGGGGAGTAGATGAACTGGTTGGAAACGAGGCCGCCGGTGAGCCAGGTGACGGTGCCTTTGATGGAGGTGGCATGGATGGCGGCGTTGGTGAAGAGGCCCAGGGCGAAGACGGAGTGGGTGATAGTTTTGTTGGAGAAGGTTTGGGAGGAGGCGATGTCCACCACGTCGGTGAGGCCGAGGCCGGAGGCGGTGCCGAGGATGGTGAGGTTGGTGATGGTGATGTCGGCGCCGAAGCCGTTGGTTCGGCCGAGGAAGCGGGCGTCGGCCTGGGCGGTGGTGTAGGCGGCGATGTTGGAGGGTTCGATGGATGCGGTGACGAAGTCGGCCATGTTGGTTGTCCCGACGGCGTTGGTGATGGCGACCTGGAAGGTGGTGCCGACGCGGGTGGCGTAGATGGTGACGGCATAGGAGCCGTTCACGACGTTGGTGAAGCGGGCGAGGCCGGCGGTGTCGGTGAGGTTGGTGACGGTCCAGACGGGGAGGAGGTTGGTGGCGGAGGTGCGGCCACCACCGGCCGGGGCCAGGGTGACGGTGATGTTGGTGAGGGCAACGCCCTGGGCGTCGGTGACCGGGACCAGGATGGTGTTGGTGGCGGCGGCCTGGCACCCGTAGGCGAGGAGACCCCAGATGGCGAGGGTGAGCCAGAAGGCCAGGATGGCGCGGACCCAGGCGGGTGGGGGCGGGTTTTTGGAATACAAATTCATAGGGAAAGTATGAAGTATGAAGGATGAAGGATGAAAAGCGCCTTTGAAAAAAGGATGAAGGCGGAAGGATGAAGGATGAAAAGCGACGGGCTCATGAGATGGTGGCGTGGCCGACGTCGCTGGAGATGTAGTTGGCCAGGAAGGAGGCGAAGCGGACCACGGTGCCTGGCGTGACGGCGAAGGGCGCGGTGTAGAGGGTGGCGCGGGTGTTTGCGGAGCCGGGGAAGGATTCGTCGGTGGTGTAGTAAATGTCAGCGCCGGCGTCGGTGGTGGTGAGGGTGACGGTGCCGTCGGTTTCGCTGATGGTCGGTATGGTGAGCCGCGGGATGGGGTTGCGCGGGAGGCGGAGGCGGAGGCGGAGTTCAAGGGCGATCAGGTTGGGCCATTGGTCGGAGTCCACGACGGCCTGGCGGTCGGGGTAAAGGGAGCCGAGTCCTTCGACCTGCCACTGGTCGAGGAGGGCGAGGGCGACCTGGGCGTTTTCCTCGGCGGTCTGCTGGGTGGACGGGTTGTTGGCGGGGTCTTCGAGGGAGAAGATGGGGAGGACCAGGTCGAGCTCCGGGCCGGGGACGTTGGGGGACGGGACTTCGATGGAGGGCAGGCCGACGACCAGGGCGGCGCCGGTCTGGCCGGTGGGGGACGGGACAAGGCAGGCGGTGGCGAGGTCGAGTTCTTTCTCCCAGGCTTTGCGGCGCCAGGAGACGACGTTGAGGTGCTGGAGCAGGGACTCGGAGCGGAGCTTGTCCGCTACGTCGAGTTGGAGTTGCAAAATCGGCTCGCTCATGAGGAGAGGCCGCTCGCAGCGCGAGCGGCACCACCGATGTTAGAGAATAGGGTCATACCTCAAGCTGGGGGGCTTCGCGGGTGGGGATGGCGACGCAGTGGCAGTTGATGATGTTGGCCGGGGAGCCTTTGGGGTCGCCGGGGTAGGCGAGGGCTTCGTCGCCGACGATGAAGTCTTCGTGGACGGGGGCGATCTGGCCGTTGGCGTTGCGGTGGTCTTCGCGAACGTTGTCGTTGCCGGAGGTGAGCCACTGCTTGTAAGGGATGCTGGACTGGGTCATGGCTTCCTGGCGGGCTACCCCGTAGGCGGCGGCCGTTTCAGTCATGGCGATGCGGCGGGCGCGCTCCTGGTCAATGCTGTTGAAGGTGGCGCGGACCTGGTCGGCGAGGTGTTCAATGGAGAGGCCCTCGGAGATGCCGTCGGCGAGGGTGTCCATGACCTGGCGGTGAACGTCGTCGGCGATGCCGGAGAGTTTGTTTTCGCGGTTGGAGAAGAAGGCGACGGCGCGGGGGTCGGGCATGGTGAATGGGTCGTCGCGTTCAATCTCTTTGAAGAGCTGCTGGCCGGCGGATTGCAAGGCGGTTGCAGCGACGGCGCGCATGCCGGCGAGGAAGTCGGTTTTCCAGGTGAGGAGGTCAAAGACGAAGTCGGCGGCGGCGGCGCGTGGGGTGGGAGTTGGAAGTTGGCAGCTGGAAGCTTGGGGATCGCCGCTCGCAGCGCGAGCGGCACCACCGATGTCAGATTCACCGCTCGCAGCGCGAGCGGCACCACCTTTGGCGAGGTTGGCGAGGGTTTGGCGGCGGGCTTCCATGAGGTGGCGCTTGAAGCGGGCTTCGTAGGCTTTGACGGAGCCGCGGCGGGCAGCCATGTGGGTGCGCCATTGGGCGACTTCGGCGGCGCGGTTGCGCTGCCATGTGGTGGGTGAGGCGGCGCGGGCGGCCAGAGCGGATTTGATTTGGTCCAAAGGCCGCTCGCAGCGCGAGCGGCCCCACCTTTGCTGGGAGGGTTCAGTGTCGTCGGAGTCTTCGGCGTCTTCGGTGTCGTCGGGTTCGGCGTAGTCGGTGGAGGCGGTGGGCGGGGTGGAGTCGAGCGGGGTGGCGGAGAATGGGAGGTAAGCCTGGTCCCAGCCGGGGAAGGGTTTAAGGCCTAGGTCGAGGTAGTCGGAGATGTCTTTCCAGCTCATCCCACGGTCCCAGAGCTGGACGGCAGAGGTCATGCGCTCGTTGCGGACGGCTTGCATGACGGGGTGTTCGTCCCAGTCAAACTCCGAGGTGGCTTCGATGCCGAGGCGGGGGTTGAGGCTGGTGACGGTGGAGGCGATCAGGGAGCCGAGGGGCTGGCAGGTCTGGGTGATGAGGGCGTAGTAGTCGGAGGCCGAGCCGATGGAGTAGCTGGCCTTTATGTCGAACATGGAGGGCGGGACGCCGAAGGCGATGGCGATTTCATGCCGGGACTGGAGGCGGTTGGAGGCGAAGGCGGCGTCGGGGGAGGTGACCTTGGGGTCTTCGACGGTGATGTCGCCGGAGAAGAAGGCGGCTTTGAACTGGCCCTTGGAGGCGAGGGCGCGTTTTTGGCGGAGGGTGGCTTCGATCTGGCGCTGCTGCTCTTCGGTGAGCGGGGCCTTGGAGGCGATGTAGGGTCCCTGGTCGCCGTTGTTGCGGTAGACGTTGCGGAGGAAGTTGGCGGCGAGGTAGTCGGATTCGGCGGCGATGTGGGCGGCGGTGTATTCGGGGGCGCCGCGGGTGTCGGAGTAGGGGGACCAGAGTTTGATCTGGGCGACTTGTTCGGGGAGGAGGTTGGCGGTCTGGCCGGCGCCGTCGGTGTATTGCCAGCCGACAAGCTGGCCGGCGCGGATGATTTCGCGCATGCGGTCGGGCCGGGCGATGATGAGCTTGGAGGGCAGGGTGGCGCGGAGCGGGGTGAGCCAGGTGTCGTCGAGGAGCCAGAATGATTCGCCGCTGAGTTTGATCCAGGAGGCGGTGGCGATCCAGAACTGGCCGGGGTCCATGTGGGCGCAGGGATCGGCCCAGAACTCATTGACGGGGGTGTCTTCGAGTTCGGTGGAGTCGTCGGTGTAGTGGCAGAGGGGGAGGCCGGCGATGGACTGGGCGACGGTGGCGATGGCGCGCCGGACCCAGGCGGAGTTCACATAGGGTTGAGTGAGGGATGGGGCGCCGGTGTCGGAGTCGGCGAAGGGGCGGTCGAATGGGGTCCAGCCTTTGAGAACGAGGTGGAAGGCGGAGCGGAGTCTTTTGGGGAGCGAGATCATGGCTTAAAACCCGCTTGCATTCGCGCGGGGACCGCTTGCATTTCGATTTTTGCGGGCGGGAGGATCAATGGGGCCATCCGGGGGTTGCGAAGCATTCTGCCGCCTAAAGGCGGCGTTCCTGCGCGAGGATGGAAAATGGGAGGGATCACAGGACGGTGACGAGGCGGCCGAGGGCGGCGGCGCGGTCGGCGTCGGTAGTGAAGGTGTCGCCTGGGGCGAAGCGGGTGAGTAGGCCGTTGACAGGTTCGGCGAGGTGGTGGTTGGCGCGGACGCGGACCATGCGGCGGGTTACGATGCGGTTGAGCGGGGTTGGGGAGGATTCACCGCTCGCAGCGCGAGCGGTGCCACCGATGTTAGATTGATCGTGGGATTGGCGGTGGGTGCGGCGGCGCATGGGAAAAGCAGAAAGCAAAAAGTAGAAAGCAAAAATAGGGGGAGGCCGCCAGCTTGTGAATCCTGGCGGCCTCCCAGGTGGATTAGCCTTGGCGTTTCGGTTTGCCGTAGGCGCGAATATAGAGGTTGGTGATGGCCTGGGCGGCTACTCCATTGGTGATGTAATCAATGTGGAAGTAGCCGTGGCTGTGCATGGTGATGTTGGTGTTGAAGACCACAGCGGTGGTGCCGTTGGCGGCACCGATGGAGAACCAGCCGTGGGTGTCGCCATTCTTGAGGGTGGTCCGGTTGGTGGCGGTGCCGTCCGGGCTCATGGACCAGCGGAGGGTGATGGCGTCGGTGCCGGCGCCGTCGAGCTTGAAGCGGATCGAGAGGTTGAACTCGTCCCACTTGGTGGCGGTGATGGTGGCGTTCACGTTGGACGCCATACCGCCGACGATGGTGGTGGTGAGGCCGTTGCCCCATGAGCCGATCTGGCCGTATTGCTGGGCCGTGGCTGAGGTGGCGGCCGCCGCGAAGAGGGCGGCGGCGAGGAGGATGTTAAACAGGTGTTTCATATCAATAGGAGTGTGGTTGTGGTTGGCAGGCCGCTCGCAGCGCGAGCGGCACTACCGATGTTGGTTAGGCCGCGGCGGTGGTGAGCATCGCGAAGGAAGTCGCGGACTTGATGACCACGCCGGCGCGCAGGACCATGCGGAAGCTGCGGCGGTAGTAGTCGAACTGGTGTTCGTCCGAGATGTCGAACGTGAAGCTCTGGCGGAGGCCGACCGCACAGCCCTTGGGATCACCGAAGACGGCGACCACCTGGCCGGCGGCGTCGGTGCTTGGCATGGCGTCGGTGAGAACGACCGGGTAGCCCATGATGGAGCCGATGGCGCCGGGGGCCGGGGCTTCGAGGGCGTTCTGGAAGATCGGGCGGTCGTTGCCGTCCTTGATGCCGACGATCTTGGCCATGATGGTGGGATGAATCCACCAGCGGGCCTGGCGCCGAAGGACACCGGCAGAGACGGTGGTGAGGCAGCGGATGAAGTCGTCCAGTTCCAGGGTGCCGACGGTGGTGTTGCCGTTGGCGGCCGTGGCGGCGGTGCCACCGACCGCGATGCCTGTATAGTTGCCGTCCGTGGCGTCGTTGGAGCCGTCGGCGGCGAAGCAGGCCCAGTCGAGACGCTCGGAGCAGGAGATGGCGAGCTGCTGCATGATGTAGCTGGACATGTCCACCTCGGCATCTTCCAGGAGGGCTTTGGCCACGGGAACCCAGGCGCCGATCTCGCGGATGGTGAGAGTGACGCTGGAGCCGGTCATGGCGCCCTCGGTGATCTGGCCGCCCTGGGTGTTGAGCCAGTAGGCGGTGGGGCGGACGGTCATGAGGGGCAGAATCTGGGTGCGAGACCCAATGGGCATGATGTCCAGGGTGTTCCACTGGCCATATTCAAGCAGGATGTCGTAGATGGCCTTGGCGGTTTCCTGCGGGGTGACGGCGGTGCCGATGCCGGAGTCGCCGCCCTGGATGGCGGTCTTCTGTTCCGGGGTGAGGGAGATGCCGTGGCAGTGGCGGGCCACAGCGTTGATGAAGGTGCGTTTCTGGGGGTCGGCCAGGAATCGCTCCATGGGGTCGCGGATGTAGTCGAACTGGCGGGCGAGGGAGGCGCGCTGCATGGAGGAGACGATGGCGGCCTGGTCGTTGACGGCCTTGGTGACGCGGTCGAGGTTCTCCAGGGCGGACTTGGTCTGGTGAGAGAGGTCGTCAACGCGGGAGTTGATGCTGTCCTGCTTCTTCTGGACGGCTTCGACGCCGTCAAGGAGTTGTTTTTCAAATTGGTCCATAGGTGTGATGGGGTTGGTGTTGTGGGGATGGCCGCTCGCAGCCCGAGCGGCACCACCGATGTTAGTTATAGTTTGTTGATGAGGTTATGGAGACGGGTCAGAAACGCCTGGCGCTCTCGCGCTTGTTGCCCGGCGATCATGGCGAGCGCATGGGATAGCTGGGCGGTTTGACGCTGGGCGTAGCTGACGGAAAGGAGGTCGAGGGAGGCGTCGTCGAGGGCGCCGTCTTTGTAGGCGCGGGCGAGGGCGTTGGGGTTGGCGCCGATGACGCAGGCGGAGAGTTCGATCTGCTGCTGCTCCAGATAGACGCAGCGGACGTTGGCGTCCTGGAGGGAAAGGTCGGCCAGGGTGGAATAGAACTCCGGGCGGTTCTCAAAGGGGGAGGCGACGCGGACGGACCAGAAGCCGACGGAGACGGCCTTGAGGTAGCCGCCCTGGGTCATGCGCCAGCCGATCTGGGCGAGGGTGTTCTCGGCGACATCCACGGCCCACTGGACGGTCTCGACCAGTTGGCGGCCGGCGACGCGGAAGTCCACCACCTTGCCCAGGAGGTGTTCAATGGTGGAGTAGTCGTGGGAGTCCACGAAGGGGGCGTTCTTGCGGAAGTGGTCGAAGCGCCAGCCGTCGGCGCGGATGACTTCGCGGTAGGAGTCGAGGGATTCGTCGGAGGCGACGTATTCGACCAGGCCTTTGGCGGCGTCCAGGACGCGGGCTTCGGGGTGGATGGTGCGGTGGAGGGTTTTCATGGGAGAGGGGAATGGCCGCTC